AGAGAAAAGATTGATGACATAGAAGGAGTCACGCGCACGGGGTCAGATGAAGAGTATTCTTTGCTAGAGTTCCACATAGAGCTAGATATTGAGGGATTTGAGCATACAAACAACGAAGGACAACCGACAGGGCTTGCTCTTCCTTACATCGTAACGATTTGTCAAGATAATAACGAAGTCTTATCTATCCGTCGTAATTATGTTGAAGATGACCCTATGCGTAAGAAAGTCGAGTACTTCACGCATTATAAGTTTCTCCCTGGACTAGGGTTCTATGGATTTGGTTTAATCCACATGATTGGTGGAGTCACTAGATCAGCTACTGCTATTTTGCGTCAGTTGATTGATGCAGGAACATTGTCTAACTTACCCGCTGGCTTCAAGTCAAGAGGGCTAAATATTCAGAGAGCAGATGATCCTGTGCAGCCTGGAGAATGGCGGGATGTTGATACTCCAGGGGGCACCATACGGGACTCCTTTATGCCTCTTCCTTATAAGGAACCGAGTGGTACGCTCGCCTCATTGTTGGGCGTACTCGTTGAATCAGGTCAACGCTTTGCGGCTGTAATGGATCAGGCAACTGGAGATGGGAACAGTGAAGCTCCGGTAGGCACAACAGTTGCTTTGTTAGAAAAGGGTCAGAAAGTAATTTCTTCAATCCATAAGAGATTGCACTATGCCCAAAGAACAGAATTTAAAATCTTAAAAAGGTTGTTTGGAGAGTACTTACCTCCAGAGTACCCTTACCAAGTTCAAGGGGCACAACAAACAGTATTTGCTGAAGATTTCAACAATAGCGTAGACGTGATCCCTGTCTGTGATCCTAATATTTTCAGCACTACGCAACGGATTATTTTAGCGCAAACGCAATTGCAGATGGCTCAAAGTGCACCGCAGTTGCATAATATGAAAGAAGCGTTTAGGAAGATGTATATCGCTTTGAATATCAAAGATATCGATGATATTCTCCTTCCTGATTTCGCTCCTACGCCGAAAGACCCTATTCAAGAGAATATGGATTCTTTGTTGATGACTCCTTTACAAGCGTTTATACAACAGAACCATGATGCGCATATACAAGCGCATATAGCGTTTACACAGAGTCCTCAGAATCAACAAAACCCGCAAGCTGTTTCTGCATTGCAAGCGCACATTCAACAACACCAAGCTCTCAAGTATCGTTTGAGAGTAGAGGAGATGTTAGCGCAACAAGGAATACAGCTTCCACAACCAGGACCAGACGGACAATTACCTCCGTTGCCTCCAGAGATGGAAAGTCAGATTGCCACTGCAGCTGCTCAAGCCACTCAAGAAATTACTGGCCAAGACATTGCCTTGATGCAAGCAATGGAGCAGCAACAGTTAGATCCTAATCGTGAGATGTTCAACGAACAAATGAATTTAGAATTTGAGAAGTTGGACCAGAAAGAACGCGAAGCAAGACTTAAAGCTCAATTAGAACTACAGAAACTTAATTCTCAAGAAAGACAAACAGATTTGCGCGTCACAGCAGAACTACAAGAAGCTGAGATGAGAGAAGATAGAGAGATTGATTCTAATCTTACTGAATTAGCAAAACTCGTTAGAGAATCTCGAGAACAGGAGTAAATGTCTTACTTAGTAAGTAATATCCCACACTTTGATGCGTGGGTTAGAAAAGAATATACACACAATCACATAAAGTATCATGGAGAGTATTTACACGCTGTAGTTTTTGCAGTGAATACTATTCCTGACAGATGTTTATCTTTTCAAGTAGTGTTTACTGGGTATGAGCTTTCTGATGAAGGTGAAAAGGAAGAGTCTGAAAATATTCACGGCGGTGCGATGTGGGCAAGAATGCCAATCACAGCATTAGTCGCAGACACTGTATTAGAGGACATGCCTCTACAGATGGAGACTCATTTAGCGCAGCCTTGGGACTGTAGTGCATATGACCATGTGGTTTTAAAGATGGACAGAGTCTCTTCTAGCCCATGGGTATGTAAAATAGATGGCGAAATGTATACAGGTAAATACTTGTTTACGGTAGATTACACAGGTAACGATATTGCAGATAATCCTGCTCAACATAAACAAAGTCATGTTATAGAATTAGTAGATGCAGGTGATTGGACAGGTAATATTGTCGCATTACCGAACAATAGAGTTCGTGCAACAAATCCTGCGCTTTGGGAAACAGGAGCAGGTGCACCAGATTTTATCCCAAGTCAATGGGTACATAGTTCAGAGATCCATAGCAGTTATATGAATCCTGAGTTTACTTTCAACAATCTTTATGCTGATGAGGATTAACTAATGCCTGGAAAAAAGCGCACTAAAAAGTCTCCCCGTATGATGGGAGGAGGCAGCACTAAAGGAACTAAAAAATACCCGCGCATGATGAAGCGCGGAGGTTCTGCAAAACGTGGTGGTAGGAAATGAGAAATTACTTTTCTGACGACAAAACTTACCCTACTCCGGGAAAACAAAAGGTTGGAGTTCAACCTAGTCTTCCTGAACCCTCTAATGAGGGGTTTGCAAGTCCTACTGCTTTGAAAGAAAAGACAGTCGATATTCCTGGAAAAAGTGTAAAAACTAAAGGGACAGGAGCGGCCACTAAAGGATTGGATTTTATTAGTTATATCAACTAATGGATTTCATTAAGTACTCGGAGTTTTTACTTCGCAAAATTCGTGAGAGACAAACAGATCTCACGCAAACACTCGCCAGCGGTGGCGCACAAGATTATGTTCAGTACCAACGAGTAGTTGGAGAGATATCAGGGCTGTCCTTTACTGAACAAGAAATAGTAAATGCTCTGCATAGGATGGAAGATGTTGAAGAAAATTGAGGAAGCAGAAACTGAACCAAACACCGATGAAGTAGAGGGGAAAACTATCCCTGATCGTGTTTTAAATTTTGGTTCTAATGTGCCTTCTACTCCCCCTAAAGAGTCTCTTAATCCTGAGACTTTAGAATCACACGCAGAAAAGCTGCCTATCCCTACGGGGTATAGGTTGCTTATTTTGCCTTTTACTCCACCAGAAAAGACAAAAGGTGGAATCATGTTGGCTAAACAAACTCTTGATAAAGAGCGAATAGCCACTGTGGTTGGGCTTGTAGTTAGGAAAGGCCCAGATGCTTATTCCGACGAAGATAAATTTCCCGAGGGCGCTTGGTGTGATGAGGGCGATTGGGTGATTTTTGGTCGCTATGCAGGAGCTAGATTTAACATTGAAGGAGGCGATTTGCGTCTTATCAATGATGACGAAGTCTTAGCAATTGTAAATAACCCAGAAGATATTCTGCAGTGAGGTAAAAAATGTCTGAAGCTCAAGAAGAAATCCAGTTGATACTTCCTGAAGAGGAAGTAGAAGCAAGTGAAGCTGATGTTCTACAAGAACCAGAAGATCAAGTACAAACTGATCAGGAAGACGAGCTAGAGCAATATAGCGAAGGCGTTAAAAAACGCATTGATAAATTAACTTATCGAATGCGAGAAGCAGAGCGTCAACGAGATGAAGCGGTTGAAGTAGCTAAAAAAATCGCTGAACAAAATAACTCGTTACAGACTAAATTAACCTCTTCTGACGACACTTTAGTAGATCAGTACGCAGCTAGAGTTAATGCAGAGAAAGAACAAGCGCGTAAGAATCTCCAAGAAGCTCAAGAGCTTGGGAACGCTGAGGCGATCACTTTAGCGACTGAGGCACTTGCTAAAGTATCTTTTCAAGAGCAGAATGCCCAGAATCTGGTAAAGAAACGAAAGAATGCTGTTCAGGAACCCCCTCAACAACCTATTCAAAGAAACATACAACCAGCTGCTCCAGATCCTCGCGCTGAGGAGTGGGCAGAAAATAACCCGTGGTTTGGAGAAGATGAAGGCATGACCTTTGCAGCAATGGGAATTCACCAAAAACTTGTTGGTGAAGGTGTTCCTGTTAGCTCTAAACATTATTATGCGCGGGTAGATGAGGAAATGAGAAATCTTTTTCCAGATAAAATATCTGGAGAGGAACCAAACGTGAAATCTACTTCACCAGTAGCTGGAGCCAGCCGAGGAGCTGGAGCAGTGAAGAAGGGACCACGCAGTGTGAAACTCACACCTTCACAGATAGCAATTGCTAAACGAATTGGTGTGCCGATTGAAGAGTATGCAAAATACGTCTAGGAGATGAAAATGACAGATCGTACCTCCAGATCTGCTGAAACACGAGCTAAAAAAGTTCGCAAAAAACATTGGCAACCGCCCTCTGCTCTGGATGCTCCTGAAGCAGAACCCGGATATAAACATCGTTGGATACGATCTGAGGTACGTGGGTATGATGACCGAGCGAATATGTCTAAACGTATTCGTGAAGGATTTGAACCTGTACGGGCCGAAGCTCATCCTGATTTCGATGCTCCTGTAATGGATGATGGAAAGCATGCTGGGGTAATAGGAGTTGGTGGCCTTGTGCTTGCAAAAGTACCGGACGAGATAGTTGAAGAACGCACAGAGTATTTCCAAGGAAAAACTGCTGAACAGCTTCAAGGTGTCGATAACGATCTTTTGCGAGACAGTGATCCTAGAATGCCACTTAGAGCAAGTGATATTTCTAGGAACACAAGCGTAGAGTTTGGAAGTCGGCAACTAGATTCCGACTAAATTTTTCATCTTATCTTTGAGGATAGATAATGGCTAATACAGATGCCCCCAACGGCTTCACCCCAGCCTATCACCTGTACGGTGGTGTCATCCGACCTCAGAAACTGCGTATTGCAAGTGCGACTAATGCTTCTATATTTACTGGAGACGTAGTCAATCTTTCTTCTGGGTATGTGATTCAAGGCACTGCTACAGGTACTCCTGCTGGAGTTTTTGCTGGATGCTTTTATACCGCTACTGACGGTTCCCCCACTTATGCTAAATACTGGTTAGCAGACACAGCTACGCTGGGTTCTGCTGATGTTGAAGCATATGTGTATACGGATCCAGGTATCGTATATGAAGCACAGTTTACTGCAGGTACTCCTGCTGTAAGTTTCATTGGAAATAAATATACTATTTCTACCACTGCAGGTAGCACCAACACTGGTCGATCCAAGGAAGGTGTAACTGCAACCACAAGTAGTGGAATTGCATTGTGCAACAGGTTTGTAGACTCCCCGAGTAATAGCATTGGTGCTAGTGCTCGAGCGTATTTTACATTCCCGACCAATGTATTCGCTGTATAACTGGAGAGTAATTTATGGCTATTAATCGAGCACAGCTTGTAAAAGAGCTAGTTCCCGGCCTTCATGCTCTCTTTGGTTTAGAGTATGACCGATATGCTGCGGAGTACGAAGAAATCTTCGATACGGAGTCTTCTGAAAGAGCCTTCGAAGAAGAAGTAATGCTCTCCGGTTTCGGAGAAGCACCTGTAAAGACTGAAGGTACAGCTGTATCTTATGACACAGCACAAGAAGCCTTTACAGCTCGTTACACTCATGAAACGATTGCGCTGGCTTTCTCATTGACTGAGGAAGCTATCGAGGATAACTTGTATGACACTTTGTCATCTCGTTATACACGTGCGCTCGCTCGTTCTATGATGCAAACCAAAAACATCAAAGGTGCTAATGTGCTTAATAACGCATTTAGCTCTTCTTTTGTTGGAGGAGATGGTAAAGAGTTGTGTGCAACTGACCATCCGACTGTTGGTAATGAAAACCAACGAAACGAGCTTTCAACTGCTGCTGATCTTAATGAGACTTCATTGGAACAAGCATTGATTGATATCGGTGCTTTTGAAGATGAGCGAGGTCTTAAGATCAATGCTCAGGCACGTAAGCTGATCATTCCTTCCGCACTGCAATTCGTTGCAGATCGTCTGCTAGACTCTCCGGGTCGAACAGGCACAGCGGATAATGATATCAACGCTGTCCGTAATATGGGCATGGTCCCTGAAGGATATACGGTTAATCATTTCCTAACGGATACTGATGCCTTTTTCCTTAAGACTGATGTCCCTAATGGACTGAAACATTTCGAAAGAACCCCCGTGAGCACAAACATGGAAGGTGACTTCGAAACAGGAAATGTTCGCTATAAAGCCAGAGAACGATACAGTTTTGGCTTTTCTGACTGGCGTGGTATTTTCGGCTCTCCTGGAGCATAAACTTAAAAGGGGGGGGCTTTCCCCCCTCTTTTTTATTCTGGGAATAATAGACTCTAAAGACTGTCCCAGCAGACGCTTACGAAGACTTTAGAGTTAATCCTTTCGTAAGGAGGAACCTTTGGCTAAGACGACTTTTTCTGGTCCTGTAAAATCTTTGGCAG